ATGTTAAAGGTAGTTATAATATATTAAGTTCACCGTTACCAGGAGACAAAAACAGCACACCACATAAATTACAATGGATAAAGAAAAATTTAAGTTTTTTTCCGCCTAATAAAGTTCTTATTAGACACGATAAAGATACCTTTGCAACACAAGATGATGGTACACCTAACATCTTAATTGATGACTACGGTGTAAATGTAGCAAAATGGAATGCCGCAGGCGGTGTTGGTTTTAAACATAAAGATCATAAGTTTGAACGAACGGCTAAAGCAATAAAAAAACATATAGAAGAACCAGTAGATGAAACTAAAGAAGCACCCCCTGGTACATATTTTACAAAGACAGGTAATCTAGTAAAAGGACGGTTGAGTAAATCGGCTAAAGATCGCGGCGCAAGAGAAACTGATCCAAAAGATAAAACAAGATCAAAAGTTCCGCCAGTTACACAACAAAATGAATCAATGGACAATCCATATCCTATAAATTGGGATTATTTAAAACCAACTGAAGGATCAAGTGCCAAAGCAAAACTTGATGATGGTAGTATATTAGATATAAGTATCGCAGACGCAGGCGTTGGTCAATATGATATAGAATTTTCAAGAGGCGGCACAATGAAAGCAACAGGTGGCGGCGATGAATTTAGAATTTTTGCAACTGTAAAGGCAGCTATAGCACAATGGTGGAATCAATTAGATAAAAGTAGAACAAAGGAAATATATTTCAGTGCAAGTAAAGAAGAAGGTGGTAGAGGAAGACTTTATAAAAGATTTGTAAGCCAATGGGCAGATCATGTTGGATGGGAGTATGATAGCAATCTAAGTGGTGGCACTGAAACTTATGGTATAATCAATCCTGAAATGTCTGAAAACTTTGCAGACGGTAAAAAAAAGGGCAAAAGTAGGCCTGGCCGAGTAAAGAAGTCAGGTGCAAGTTGTAACGGTAGTGTAACATCACTACGAAAAAAGGCAAAAAATGCAAGCGGTGAACGTGCAAAAATGTATCATTGGTGTGCAAATATGAAAAGCGGAAAGAAGAAATAATGTTTAGCGAAAAATGTAGACTACACTTAGAAGAAGTAGGCGAGACACCATTACAGCATATGAAATTTGCATTAAAAACGGCTGTAAGATTGCAATTATTAGTACCAGCACTAGTAATTCATAGTGTTGCACCAAGGATGTTTACACATACTACGACAAATACATTAAAAGATATTTTAAGGAGCAGAGATGAAAGTATATGAACTTACAGAAACAGCTGAAGATCAGGCATTGAAGTCTATACAGAAAACTTTACCAAAACTTCAAAAGGCATTTGGAGCAGGACAGGAAGATAAGGTTGTGCAATATATGGGGTCGGCTGTTAAAAAGATGGCGGCTATGAATTTAGGCGATAAATTGTTGAATATGTTTAGCATGTGGGCTACAACAATTAAAAAAGGCATCGACGATGGAGTTTATCCTGCAGACAAATTACCACAAATGCAAAAAGCATATGACAGCATAATGGCTAAGATGCCTGAACTTGGTCAGTTGAATAATAAAACTAAACAATATATGGCTAAACAAAATTCTAAGCTAGATACCAAAGGTAATTACAAAGGCACAAATATTAAGCCTACTGCACAGCAATTAGACCGTATGGAAGCAACTAATGAAACATCATCAAGTTCTGTTGCATCTGTTGCTAAACCAATGGGAACTATGATTAGTAGAAATATGTATAATAAAAATGGCACAATGAAGAACGGATTAGATTCCGGTAATTTATTAGGCAGCAAAAAATCAAAGAAATTAAAAAAGGTTGCTGTTTAGCATAAATACAGTAACAGGAGCGTACCGATGAGAGATAAAGAAATTAGAGAAGGTTTAGCAGACTTAGCACAGCGAGCAGAGATGGATCACGAAGTGCAAATGGCACGTTCTGATCTTTACAAAATTGCAAAGTATGCTATCAAATTGCACGAGATGCTAAAAACAGTAACTGAGTCTGAAGGACTTGAAGGTTGGCAACAATCGAAGATTACAAAGGCAGCTGACTATATGGGATCAGTGTACCATGCTATGGACTACGACATGCAATTTGGAGAGCAAGCAGTTGAAGAAGCAAAACACACAAGCTACAAACACGGCTTGAATGCTATGTTAGAGTCAAAGAAGGGCAAAGACGAAAAATTCAAACCACATATGATGTATGATCCTAAGACTGGCAAAGGAAAAATGGCCAAAGTTGAAAAGGATCATAAAGACCTAGCTAAAAAAGGTTGGACACACGATAAGCCAAAAGACATTAAAGAAACTTCAACAAAAAAAGCAAATTGTAAAGATTGTGGTAATCCAAGCTATACCACACTCCCAGAAGAAAAGCAAAAAGGTGTTGACGGCAAAGTATGCTGGAAAGGCTACAAGCGTATGGGAACTAAGAAAAAAGGCGGCAAAACAGTAGACAACTGTGTGAAGATGTAATGCTAGTTCACGAGCTAACTGAAAAAGAAAGTTGGTTAGACGTTGCAAAGTCTAAATTATCTGCAATGGGCGATCGTGTTTTACATGGTCCTAAAGAAGATAAACTTGTAAAATGGGTCAAAGATCATATCCGTCGTAAAGGCACACAGTGGATATATAGAAATGTTGACAAAAAATTTCCTAAACGTTATATTAAAACAGACGTTGATCAAGCAATTAAAATTGTATTAAAAGGAGCATAATATGGATGATATGTACAAATTATCTTCTATGATGAAAAACTTATTTCCTCCCAATCCGGCTGCAGACATGGCAGCATTAAGACAAATGGCAAATGCTCCACAACAGGAAATACCTGCTACTGACTACGTATCAGAATCAGCAAAAGTAAAAGAAGGTAGTCTTCAAATAGATAAAGACTACAGTATAAGTGATTTTGCAACACTTGCAGGAGTAAAAAAGCAAACAAAAATATTAAATGAAGCTGATGGTGTTACTACAGCAATAGCACATATCGATAAAGAACTTGACGTAGGTGATCCAGTCATCGCTGCAAGTGCATTAGGTAGGGCAGTAAAGGGCGACCCACTCACTATAATAGAACGTACAGAACTAAAACCTTATCTGGAATTATTTCAAACACTTATTATGAATCCGAGTATGAGAGCAAGAATATTGTCTATGGCAGATATTGTAGCAAACGATCAGCAAAAAACCGAACGCAAACTTACAAAGCCAGAAGAAAACGAAAAAGAACGAATTGTAAAAGGTATGAAAAAGTCTAAGGGTGACTTCAAAGACCGTTACGGTAAAGATGCTAAAGCAGTTATGTATGCAACGGCTACAAAAAATGCAAAACAAAATGCAAGCATAGATAAATCAAACCTCAACTCTATTAAAGAACGCTTAATGCAGGAGCTTACTAAAGTTGGACGATCCAGATCTAAAGGAAGCAAGTAGACTTTTTTGGCTAGTAAAAGGTCATCTTAATACTTCTGATGCAACAATATTATCAAGTTATAACGGATACTTTAAACGTCTGTGGATAGACGGAAGTAACGGTGCTCCTATTGCAGATTATGAAGCAGGTTTTGAAGAAGCATGGCAAAAAAGACTTGACAATCAATAAAAAATAGTGTACTATATATACTAACTTAAAGGAGTTATGTATGAGTGATAGGACCTATGGCACAGAAGAAAAAGCCAAACTTGAACGTCTTGTATCTGAAGGCGTGAATGTATTACAAGAAATTGAAGATTTATCGGCAGGCTTGAAAGAGACTGTAAAAGCAGTAGCAGAAGAACTTGATGTAAAGCCTGCAATTATCAACAAAGCAATTAAAGTTGCAAAAAATATGGATTGGGACAAGCATCAAGACGAGTTTGAAGATCTTGAAACATTAGTTGTTACAGTAGGCAAAGACAAGTAATGCAAAAAATTAAAGAGTTTTGGATCAATAGCTATAAAAGCGATAAGATTGCATTTTCATTTGAACTTATTAGCTTTATATTCACGGTTGGTGCAAGTCTAACCCTTGCTCTAACAGCAAGGGATCCTAATATGTTATTAGTTTACCCTGCTTTTTTTGTTGGTAGTACAACGCAATGCTATGCATCATACCGTAGAGGTGCAGCTTGGGTTATGTTACTAACAGGATGGTTTGTTTGTGTAAATGTATTTGGATATGGCGTTGCCGCAGGATGGTACTAAATGCTAACTGTAAATGTACACAAGTTTGCAGAACATGAAAACATTAAAGATGAATGTCTAGCAATGATTGATGCTAGACCTGATCCTAGTTTAAAAAATCCAGACATTATAACTAAATCAGATTATAATCCATCAAGTTCTGCTTTACGTACAAATAAGAATTATCAACAGTTACTTTTACCATTACTTACAAATCATTGCCAGAAAGCATACAATAGAGCATCTGGGTTTTGGATAAACGAAATGTGGTATCAACAATACACAAAAGACGATACACATGATTGGCATGTACATGAATACTGTCATTGGACAAATATTTATTTTTTAGAACTACCGAACAAAGAAGAACGCACACAAGTTTATGATTTAGATAGAAATTTTATAGAGTATGATGCACAAGAAGGTGATATAATTTTCTTTCCAAGTATGTGGTTACATCGCTCAAAACCGTTGACAGACGGAAGAAAAACTGTTATAAGTTATAATACAAACTTTACGCACGATAAAAGATACAACCCTGAATGAGACATATGAAAAGGTTGTTGTAATAAGTAATAGTAACGCCAAAGGCAATTGCCAGGCATGTAGACGGTTAAGTTGGCCATAAGCAACGAGGAGAAAATATGAGTTACGTAGACGCTTTCTTTGATCGCGATTCTGATATTATCAGAGTTGTAGAACGCAAAGATGAAAAAAGAGATTACAGAGAATATCAAGCCAAGTACACGTTTTATTATAAGGATGAACGTGGAAAATATAAAAGCGTATACGGAGATCCTTTAACACGTATTGTATGTAAAAATACAAAAGACTTTCGTAAAGAAGTTGCAATCAATAAAGATAAGCAATTATTCGAAAGCGACATCAATCCTATATTCCAATGTTTAAGTGAAAACTATCTTAACCAGGATGCACCTAAACTAAACATTGCATTCTTTGATATTGAGACTGACTTTGATCCAGAGCGTGGCTTTGCTGATCCTGCAGATCCATTTATGCCTATTACAAGTATAAGCGTATATTTGCAATGGTTAGAAACAATGGTATGTTTAGCAGTTCCGCCGAAAACACTTACAATGGATCAAGCAAAGAAAGAACTTGAAGGCATTGAAAATGTAATGCTGTTTGAAAAAGAAAGTGAAATGATTGATACTTTCTTGACACTGATTGAAGATGCTGATATTTTATCAGGTTGGAACAGTGAAGGTTATGATATTCCGTATACTGTAAACAGAACAAGTCGTGTATTAAGCAAAGATGACACAAGACGCTTTTGTTTGTGGGGACAACTTCCTAAGAAACGTGAATATGAGAAGTATGGTAAATCAGCTGTAACCTTTGACCTAATAGGCAGAGTGCATCTAGATAGTTTAGAATTATATCGTAAATACACGTATGAAGAAAGACACACATATAGACTTGATGCCATCGGCGAAATTGAAGTTGGAGAAAACAAAGTACCTTATGAAGGCACTTTGGATCAACTGTACAACAATGACTTTAGAAAGTTCATCGAATACAACATTCAAGATACCGCACTACTGGACAAGCTGGACAAAAAGCTAAGATTTATTGATCTAAGTAATACTGTTGCTCACGAAAATACTGTGATGCTACAGACCACTATGGGTGCTGTTGCTGTTACAGAACAAGGAATTATCAACGAAGCACATAACAGAGACTTACGTGTTCCTAATAGGCCAAGACGTGATGATGAAAATACTGCGGCGGCTGGTGCATATGTAGCATTTCCAAAAAAAGGATTGCATAAGTGGATTGGATCAATGGATTTAAATTCGCTATACCCGAGTGTTATTCGAGCTTTGAACATGGCGCCTGAAACTGTAATAGGTCAAATACGTCCTGAAATATCAGATGCTCGTGTACACGAAGATATCACACTAAAGAAAAAGTCGTTTGCAGGTAGTTGGGAAGGACGCTTTAGTACAGAAGAGTATGAAGCAGTTATGGAGAAACGTAAAGACATTGCACTAACTGTTGATTTTGAAAACGGAGATACAGAAGTGTTAAGTGGTGCCGAAATGCACAAACTTATATTTGATAGTAACGTTCCTTGGATGCTCAGTAGTAACGGAACAATCTTTACAACTGAGTTTGAAGGTGTTATTCCAGGTATTTTGAAGCGTTGGTATAGTGAACGTAAAGATATGCAGAAGATGCTTAAGAAAGCTAAAGAAGCAGAAAATAATGCAGAAATTGAATATTGGGATAAACGTCAGCTTGTAAAAAAGATCAACTTGAATAGCTTATACGGTGCTATTTTAAATCCTGGTTGTAGATTCTTTGATAAACGTATCGGACAAAGTACTACACTTACTGGTAGAACTATTGTAAAGCACATGAGTGCTGAAGTAAACAAAGTTATTACAGGTACATATGATCATGTTGGTGACGCAATGATTTATGGTGATACTGACTCTTGTTACTTTAGTGCATATCCAACTCTAAAAAATGACATCGATGCAGGAAAGTTGCCTTGGGATAAAGAAAATGTAATTACACTTTATGATCAGGTTTGTGAAGCGGCCAACGAAACATTTCCTAGCTTTATGCTAAAAGCATTTCATTGTCCAAAAAGTAGATCAGACGTCATTGCCGCTGGTCGAGAGATTGTTGCACAGTCAGGATTATATATTACTAAGAAACGCTATGCTGCATTAGTTTATGATATTGAAGGATTTAGAAGTGATGGAGATGGTAAACCTGGCAAGGTAAAAGCTATGGGCTTAGACTTGCGTAGATCGGATACACCGGTCTTCATGCAACAGTTTTTAAGTGAACTATTACTAATGGTTCTTACAGATATTCCACAGAAACAAGTACTAGATCGTATTACAGAATTCCGTAAAGAGTTTAGTGCAAGGCCAGGCTGGGAGAAAGGATCTCCCAAACGTGCTAATAAAGTTGGACATTATAGAAGGCTAGAAGAAAAGTTAGGCAAAGCAAATATGCCTGGACATGTTCGAGCAAGTATCAACTGGAATACACTAAAACGTATGAACGGTGACAAGTACTCCCAAGAAGTTGTTGACGGTATGAAAGTTATTGTTTGTAAACTAAAACAAAATCCATTAGGGTATACAAGTGTTGCGTATCCAACAGATGAACTACGTATTCCTGATTGGTTTAAAGAACTTCCGTTTGATGATGCGGCTATGGCGGAAACAATTATTGATAATAAACTAGACAACTTAATTGGTGTGCTTAACTATCCGTTAGAAGATACAAAGCAAAACACTACGTTTGGTAGCCTTTTTGAATTTGGATCATAGATGATTTATAGAACAAGAAAAATGGTTGCACCAAAAGATTTAAATGCAATCGGCACTCTATTTGGTGGTAGAGTGCTTGATTGGATTGACGAGGAAGCATACATTTATGTTACATGTCAGTTAGGTAGTATGAATGTTGTTACAAAAACTATAGGACGTATTGATTTCCTACAAGGTGCAAAGCACGGAGATATTATTGAAATTGGTATGGAAACAGCATTTATGGGTAAGACAAGTATTACTGTAAGAGCGACTATACGTAATATGAAAACTAAAAAAATTATCACACAAGTTGATGATATTGTATTTGTAAACATTAAAGATGGAAAACCACATCCACATGGGAAAATAAAATGATACAGAAAATAAACGAACACTTACCAGGTTGGTTACTTAGATTGCCTCTTGCAATAGTTTTTATTCAGCAAGGACTTTCTAAACTGCCTATAGCAATAGAAGATGCACAAAGTTTTGACTTGCCTTATATAGTGTGGGTATTTGTAGTACTAGGAGAATTAGGAGCAGGACTTGGTTTGCTTATAGGCGGAATTTCAGCACTATGGAAAAGGCTATGGCCCTGGGTAGGAGATTTAATAACAAAATTTAGCGGTTTCACCGTAGGTTGTATTATGACTGGAGTAATTTGGGTAGGTCAACCTGAGAGCTTTATGGATGTAATTTTATATGACAATCTACACGTATTATTATGGGTCGGAGGATTGTATTTTGCAATGAAAGGAAATGATAGATAATGGAAGAAAAATTTACACATAAAGTTGACCCAAGAATAATTCATGCAGATCAACGTAAACAAGATACAAGAAGAGATGCTTGGGATAGAGATTACATGGGTTCACATTATGTAAAGCCGGAACCAGTAAGTAATAAACAAATATCAAATGCGACACCAGTGTTTATTTTTGCACTATTCTATGTTGCAATATTAGTAATGATCGGAAGCATAAAATGAGTAACGAACAAAAACTTATCCTAATTTCAGACTTTATAGAACAAAAAGTCCGTAAAGAACAAGAACTTGAATACTATCTAAAAGAACTTGTTGAACTAGAACGTAAGATCGGATACCTACGGCAAGAAGTAAGTCTAACAAATACAATTATCAATATGATAAAGAAGGAACAGGTTTATGACATCAAAGAAAACATGATAGAAAATAATACTAATAA